TCGTATCTCCCCGGAAACTCAACAACATGGTCCTTCCAGTTCACAAGGTCTCTCATTATACCTCAACCTCCCTTTCGCTGATTTCCAGCTGGCAGACATAATAAAAGCCCTCGGCAACAGAATCCATTTTTAAGGATTCCTGTTTCGAGAGCCAAAGATTGTTATTCGTATCATACAGCTGGATTTCTGTGACAGTTGCAGCTCCGGTAATTGCCGTCTCAATCTTGAATGAGATTTCTACCAAGCCTTCTTCTGTCACATCAACCGATTCGATTTTTGCCTTATGGTAAACCGAACCGATTTTGTACTTTGCGTAGGCAATCGTGCGTTTCGTGTAGTCCCGATACCCTTGAATCGCCTCGCTTGTAAGCAACTTCATTGTGTATCCCTCCTTCTTTATATCTCAAAAGTCTCACCACAGAGCCGATACCTTACTTGGTAGCACTCTGTACTGACTTCTGGAGTCAATCCTTTGTCTGTTTCTTTTATTCCGATAGAAGTCCCCGGAACCGTACCAGCAACATCATTCTGATACTTGTAGCCTTCAGCACTCATTTCTGCATCCAGCCCAACTTCTACATAGGCAGCCTGGTTTCCCGTCTTAGGATGCGTTCCTGTTTTCATTTCTTCGCTTGCAACTGGATAGGAAACCTCAAATCCTCTTGTCTCCGGCATTATTTCAACAGTTCCTTCTGTTGTTTTCAAACCAACGCTGACTTTCGGATATTGACCTGTTCCTCCGGATTCTCCGGTCATCGGAATTTCATACTTATGTGCGGATGCTTCTGGTGCAATATCTATTCCCAATTCCGCCCTACGCAAGCCATAAC